ACGATAACAGTTCTAATAACTGCTATGCGGTCTGCTTCGGCATCTGTTGTGCCTGATTTTTCACCTAGGGCTTTTGCCCATAGACGCCAAGTGTTTCTTCCAACCATGGCTTACAAGCCTCCCATGTACGATAAATGTGAGCGTTACCACCTGCGGCAATCCATTCGCTACAGTTACTAGTCCTGTCATCAATAAGGATATCACCGGGTGTACAGTGACGCCATTTGTCGTGACTAAACGGACCAAAGAATACAGGTATCCCCGGAAAGTGTTTGTTAGCCCACCAGCACTTGTCCCAACTGGCATATTGCCCACTGTAATCATGAGGTAATGCTGTTAAGAATGTAACACGGTTAGCTAGTCCTTTTGATACTGCATCTTTGCAAAAGTCAACTAGTTCATGTGCGCCTGGTTTGAGCGGTAACTTGCTATAAAAACGAAAGTCTTCTTTAAGCCTATCCCAGTCTTGTTGAGGAATACGCTCACCTTTTTTGTCATCCCAGCGCATTTTAAGTGTATCTTGTGCGTAAACTAGCCAATCAGCTACTACGTCATCCATGTCTAAATATATGTTCATAACTGCATTATACAGTCTATATTTCTAGATGTCAACTATGTGACCTTAATACTTGAGCTACCGCCCGATGTTGGAACTCCCTGTGTACCTCTACCAGCACCTGCGGAGACTACGTTAGCAGTTGTAACCGCAACATTATATTCTGGAGGTAGTTGCCAACTTCTGCCAACATAGACAATTTGGCTTGGCCACGGTGCTGGAAAATTTGTTTCGGTTAGATTATCTGATTGGTTCCCGCCCAATATTTTTATTGCACCTGTTTTGGGATTATAGCCTCTAAAGAATCCAATATGGCCTCCACCGGTTCTTGAAAAAACAACAACGTCATTTAATCTCCACTTGCTTGGATCTCCTAATGGCACAGGAGTACCATATCCCTTGTATGCCAAACTACTGAGAGTTTTTAATGATGGTAGGCAACACATTTTTAATACCCATCCAGCAAATCCTGCACACCAAGGAGTACTGTCACTGTTGATATTAAATCCTACACTCTTATAACAATTGATAATTTTATTATTACTGCCGGTTTCTTTCCAACGACCACTTGCGGCTTCGTAGAGCAATTGATCGAGCGTTCGTCCTAGTTTTAAAAATTTATCAGTCTGACTTAGATTATCTTCTGCACAGTCTACTAAAGGAGTTGTAGCGGCAGGTGCTGGCAAACCAACTGCTGATGCTACTGGTACATCACCTTTATTTGAAAGTCCTACTATAGATGTATTGCGGTCAGCTTTTGCAGATTGTGTACTGACAGCAAGTCCGCGGACTTCTGGAATTGTCAGTGTACGTTTTACTGCTTCATGTGAGTAGTCACCGCTATAGGCAAATACATTTAGACTGCCAGTGGTTATATTGCTACCATCTGACATAGCATCGCCCACTCGAGCAATTTGTCGATACTCTGCTTCAATTACAGTTGAGCCTCGTACAACTGTTGCTCCGGTAGCATTAGCTGAACCGATCAATACCATAGGATGATCGTTGACCAGTACCGACTGTGCGCCTTCAACTAATTTTTGATTGCCGGCAACGTCAATATCTTGTCTAGCTACACTTGGCATAGGTTAACCTAAGTTAGTAGGGTTTCCACCTTTGACATTCAAAGCACTTTGATTGACATCGCGGGCAACCTCTTTAACCTTTTCTGCAGTGAATAGTCCAGTTAAGAATCCTTTTACCCTGCCGTATTGGGTAACAACCCATCCACCAACTTCAGTTCTTGCCGCCCATGCTAACGATTCTGTATAAGCAGTAGTTAGAGTAGCAGTAGCAGTTTCTGTAATTGTAGTTACAATAGTAGTTTGTGCATTTATTACTGTTAATTCTTGTAGTGTTGATTGGACCTTTGCAACAAACGCCTGTGGTGTTACTACTGTAGGCGGCTTGCCTGCATCTTTTAATGAATTTTGTGTAGTTTCTTGTGTAAATGCATTATTCTTAGCTGTTTCTAAATAGTTTAATTTTGCTAGAACTGTTTGTTGACTCATGTGCGTTGATACTGTAGCTAATCCGGTTCTAGATTTTTCCATCTGGCCATTTAGATCAGTAACTTGTCCCACAACGGATTCTAATTTACTGTCTATTGCTTTTAACTGTTCGTATATGTTATTAAGTGTGCCTTGAGTTGCACTCATAACTGCAATCGGAGATCCTGGAACTATTAGTCCTGCATTTCCATAGTGTGCTTCAAGCCATGCAGTCTGTGCTATAATAGCCACGGCAGTAGTATCAGTTATAGTAACGCTACCAGTGCCGCCTGGCGGTAACGCTGTTGTTATTGTAGTTACAGACATTTACTTCTCCTAATATATACCAATATTTATACTAGTTTTATGCCCGAAGTCTGTTCTAAGAACTGCTTGGCAAATGTAGCATCAGTGGCTTCTGCTACTGTAACAGTACCCTTGTTTAGTTTGACTTCTTTTTCAGGATTCACTGTAAACAAATAAGGCATTAGGCCCGGACCATTTGGACCCATAGCAATTACCATTGGACGACTTAGTCTATAATGCATAGGACCGTCATCTACTAGTTTTGCTACTAGTTCTTCTCCGCTAGTTAGTTTAAATGTAACTACTTCGCCTGTCATCACGCCTTTATCAATAATCATATTAACCTTTTAATGTAGTAAAAAATTCTTCGTCTTTGCCGGCAAGTCCCTGATAGCCGCCGGGTAGTAGTACACCATCTTTAAAAATTTGTGGGACACTACGTAGACCTTGTTCCATAAGGAACTCACGAGCTTCGGGTTGGTCTTCCATCATAACTGTTTCAAATGGAATACCTTTGCTTTCTAGCAGGGCTTTTGCTCTGTCACAAAATGGACAGTTGTTTTTTGAATATACTGTAATCATATTTTTCTCTTATAATGATGGTAAAGCGTCATAGTCTAATGCTTCACTCATTACACCAATAACATAGTTTGTTGATTCACTTTCTTGTAAGGCAGTTTGTTTTTTACTTGTGTCAACGTGCTTGTTGAACCAAGGAATCGGAGTTGACTTTGGTGCTGGGCTATTGTATTTGATGCCAATTTCTTTTAAGGCACCTACTGCGGTGTAGTCCATAAAGTCTCGAAGAATATTAGCGTTAAGACCGATAACTGGTCCTTTCTTAAACAGATAATTTGCCCATTCTTTTTCTTCACGAATTACATCCATATATAGTGCATAAACTTCAGCTTCACATTCAGTCTTGGCTTGTGCAAAGCGTGGATCTTCTTTAACCACTTGATTAATCAAATAAGCAGTCCAACCTTTGTGTAGCAACTCATCTTGTAGGATCAAGCTAATGATGTTTCCATTACCAATAAAGATTTTGTTCTCAACCATTGCTAAACTTGTGGCAAATGATACCATAAAACGGAATGCTTCCAAAGCATAGCTGGCATGCAGTGCCATATAGATTGCTCGAATATGTTCTTTCTCATTAACTGATCCGTCCATTTCTTTCATACAGTTAATTCGATGTAACTTTTCATAGTGTTCGCCAACACTTGATGCCATATCAATAATTTCTTTTGTATCGTGAATTGTATTGAATACATCCTTTGGCACATTATAGATATTGCGAATGATGTGACTGTAGCTCTTGCTGTGAATGTTTGTTTCAAAGAATGTCCAATTGTATATCAGTGCTTCTAGTTCTGGCAATGATACCACCGGCATAAAGATTTGGCTTGGGCCGCGACCTTGCAAACTGTCAAGAGCAGTTTGCCTAAGCAGGTTACTAGTAAAGATATGTTTAACTGCATCGCTAGCGTCTTTAAAATCGTTTGAATCTTTAGTTAGACTAATCTCTTCTGGTTGCCAAAAGAACCCACGTGCAGTGGCTTCAAAGTCTGCAATCTTTTTATATTTTACTTCTTCAAAACGTTGAATAGTTACAGGACCTGCTGGGTCAAGAAACATCTTGCGATTTAGATAGTCTGTCTTTGTGTTTAAATTGTATTGTTGTTTTGACATTTTAATATTTTCCTGAAGCAAGTACTATCTTGCAAATGTGTTCTAATCTTTCTATGTGCTCATAGGCACGCCATGGACTTGTATCAATGGCAACTACTCCGTGGCCCTTAATGCCCACAATGTCGTAAGCAATATTACCATCTTTATCTAATTGTAAATTCTTGTGGCACTGATCCGCAAGCTCCTGACTGATTGGAGGCACATCTCCTACATTTGGTGCTACCTTCGTGTAACGATTTAATTCTGGAAACGCATTACTAATTGTGCTCAAGTCAATTCCGGCATGCATGGCCGCAATACAGTAAGTTGGGTGAACGTGTACTACTACGCGAACTTCACCTGCGTGTTGTCCCATCTCACGTTGTAAGCCAAAGTGTAAGGGAATCTCTCCACTGGGTGTTAGATTCTTACTAATGTCGGTGTAATCTAATTCTCTCCAGTTGTAGGCATAGATACCAGTGCCATGCCCACTATTGATAGTTCTATCAATACTGATTTTCTTGAACTGGTCTGGCTGTAGTGTTTGCTTACGCACACCGCTTGGTGTAATGTAAAAGTGGTCACGGTCGTGATGACGTATGCTCACATTGCCATCACGACTGGTAATCCAGTTACGTTTATATGCATCTTCTAATACTTCACATATAGTTTCTAACATTATAGTTTACATGCCTCGCAATCTTCTTCATCAAAGTCAACTTCTACATAGGTCTGTGCAACACTTTGTACAAGTTCTTCTTTGGCCTTACTACCTGCTTTATTAATCAAGCTGTAGTAGAATGTTTTCAATCCCCAATAGTGTGCCTGCATCAAGTTCTTGGCAATCAATGTAGTTGGCACCTTACGATCTGCAAAGTGTGCAGGATTATAAAATGTGTTAGTACTAATACTTTGATCAACGTATGCGGCTAAGACTGCGGCAGTTTTTAAATAGCCGTCACAGTCCTTCTGTTCCCACATCATTTGATATTTGCTCTTGAGTTTATGATACTCAGGAACAACCTGTACAAACGAACCTGCTTTTGATTCTTTAACACTAATTAAACTCATAGGCATTTCTATGCCGTTGGTACTGTTTATAACAACACTTGAGCTTTCAACTGGTGCAATGGCCATTAGTGTAGCATTACGTACACCATACTGCTTCATATTACCACGTAGCGTTTCCCAATCTAGTTCTGGAGTAAAGTCAGCAAGATCGTTTGCACCCTTAGCTCTTGTTTCCCAAGGAAATATGCCTTGTCCGTAGCGTGTCTTCTCACTATGTAAGCAAGCGCCGCGTTCTTTGGCCAACTCTACTGTGGCTTCTGTTAGATAGTAAGCCTGATGCTCCATCCATGCTTTAACATCTTGTAGTGCATCCTTCTCGCCATACTTTAAACCACGCTTGGCATGCCAGTAGGCAAGATTAGTAACACCAATGCCCAGTGGTTGTATTTCATCATTGCTTAGTTTACTTTGTATGCTTAGGAAATCTTGATAGTCAAGAATGTTACACAGACTACGCTGTAGAATCCTACAGGCTCTACGCATATCTTCTGGATTGCGGAATGATCCCCAGTTAATAGATCCTAGTGTACATAACGCTATGCGACCTTCAGCGTCATCAAGACGTTTGAAAGATTTTGTAGGTAATAGGATTTCACAGCACAAGTTACTCTGATAGATAGTATGATATTCTGGATCAAACGGTCCCTGGTTCATGACGTTGTCAATGAACACTAGATAGATGCGTCCTGTATCAGTACGCTCTTTTAGTATACCACTCTTGAACACTTCTTCAGCTGACATTGTTTTGGTACGTAAGCCTTTTTGTTTTTCGTACTTGACATAAAGCTCTTCAAACAGAGCAGTATTTTTATAAAACGCTTCGTATAGGTCAGGTACTTCGTTTGGATCAAAGAATGTTATATCTTCTTTGTTTTTAAATCGTCTCCAGAAGAAGGCACTAAGCACAACCCCATAATCCATATGACGGACTCGGGTTTCTTCTGTTCCTTGGTTGTTCTTAAGCACAATAAGATCATCAAACTGAAGATGCCAAATAGGATAGAATACAGTAGCACTAGCATTGCGGATACCTCCTTGTGAACATGATCGCAAATCTCCAAACCACTTCTTTAAAAATGGTATCATACCAGTATGCATGATTTCGCCGCCGCGAATTGGGGAACCCAATGGGCGTAGTCGACCGATCTCCAATCCAATCCCCGCACGTTTACTGGCATACTTGGCCATCATTTCGCCTGACGCGAAAATACTGTCCAAATCATCATCCGAGCGAATAAGAACGCAACTACTAAACTGCTTAGTAGGCGTACCAAGCCCTGCCAACACTGGTGTGGCCAACGTAAATAGTCCGTCACTTGCGGCATTATAATACTCCTTGATGTATTTCATACGAGCACTGTTGGGCTCTTCTTTATGAAAGATTGTTGCCGCGGCAACCATGTATCTAACTTGTGGTGTTTCGTAAGTTTGTTTTGTACTACGATTTTTTACTAGATATTTTTCAATTAACTGTTCAATGGCCGCATATGAATACGTTTCGTCTTTTTCATGATCCAACATATCGTCCATTCGATTCCAGTCATCTTCTGTGTACCATTCTAATAGTTCACTAGTATAAAGACCAGTAGCTACATTTTTTTGTACAATAGAGTATAAACTAGGAACTTCGTATTGGCCATATACATCTTTGCGTAACATAGATAATCGCTGTTTGCCTGCTACGTATTGATAGTTAGTATGCCCCACGTCTGGATTATTCTCCACGTCGATGAGATCTACTATAGCACGAAGAGTTATACCGTCAATTTCTTCTGTAGTGATACCATCATAGAAGTGAGGCTGTGCTTTGATTTCTATCATGCTCTGACTGACGTCAGCTATGCTTTTACAGACTTTGGCCACCTGCGCTTGCCATTTTTCAATGGTTAACGGTTCTTTCTCACCGTTTCTTTTTATTACTGTAATTTTATTCATTGTTGTCGAAACCTACCATTCATCTTGTAATTAACCTTGCGAGGAAGTATTTAGTGGTAAAATATTATTCGAATATTCTTCTGCATAACCGCCGTTTTATGGGCGTTTTAAGGCGTTAACAAAATGACATTGGGCTAGAAAAGTCCTTATCATTAGCGTAAACTAAATTATATACGCATTTTTTAAACTTGTCTAGCCCAATGGCAGAAATATTCGATTTATAAGTAACTAGAATATGAGTAGTTAAAATTGCCTTGGTCAGTTTGGTTGCCCCAAGCAAGGTTAGTATAATAAATTCCAATCGATGTTGGAACTTGTCCTGGGGCGCCAGTAAACACAGCACCTGCCGCATCAATAAACTGAGCTTTGAAATCTAACAGCATTTGGTTGTCGCCAGATGGATCAGTTCCAGCAAAATTATATTCATCACTTAATTGAATTTTAGCATTGATAATATCTGCCACTACTTGAATAGTGCCTTGTCTGGTAAAATTCTGTGCGGTACTTTTGTAAAAATATTCAATAGTGTGTGTGACACTTTCTATAGGTACTCCAAATGCATCAGTTGAGCAAGGCAGTCTAAATGCTAAATCAGCAACTGTGCGATAGCCCAAGATGATTTTGTTGAACATTTGTGGAGTATAAGATCCATGCCCAGCAAACTCAGGCACATACTGAGTGCTCAGTACCAAAGACGTTGCCATCTCATTATGTCTATCAGATATGTCGTTCACACTGTTGTTACCATATGTGGCAAAATATATTTGTGGATATCGTGCGCTGAGACTATCCGTGCCGCCGTCATTTCCCACGTTCTTGTAAATGCAATTCTTAGTGGAGTTGTTGGTGCCAAGGCCTAAGAATACTGCATGTCTCTTGATATTGTTAAATCTACAATTAATTATATTAGTATTTCGTGGACCATATTGTTGACCCACTGTTGATCCGTTTGCACCTTCACCTAACACAAAACTTTGATAGCCGTTGTCAAAGAAGCAATTTTCAAAATTATTATCAATTATATCTTGTTTTGAATACACTGCATAGGTAAAGTTTGTAAATTGAATATTTTTAAACAAGTTAGATGAGCATGTGACCAAACTACTAAAACTGTTCAACTCGATAGCAATATTTTTAGTGTTTACTATTCCGGCCCAGTCACCTTGCAAGTTTAAATCTGCAAACTTGCTGTCTTTAACACAGTTTAATGTCAAGCAACCGTTTTTGCCAGTAGGTGCATGAATAGTCATGCCTTCTAGTTGTATGTTCCTTGGCTGATTAGTACTGTTAGTCGATGATATGATTGACGGATTGCCAATTGTTGATGTGTCGTTAATAAACTCTATAGCAGACCTAGTTAAGGTAACAGTAAAAGAAACGGCGGTTTGAGTAACTGTGGCGTTTGCACTTAGAGTTACACTAACTCCAGGAACAACACTGATGATTGAAGCTCCGTTAGGAATACCATTGCCTGTTATTAATGCTCCAACCATACGAGCAGTTGCTCCGGTTGTAGTTAATACAGGTT